AAACCTTTATTAAACCCTTTGTAAGCTAATTTCATATTATTATTTTTTTGAGTCGTATTCTAAGTTCATAAGTTTTACTGATAATTTACTATCTGGTGTTCTCAATACAATGCCTTCAATCATGTTTGTTTTAAAATAATTATTGCATGCTTTCTCAATTTCTTCTCTTGAATTAAACTCTTGGTTAAAGACTTCTTTAACAGTTTCTACTCCTAAAGAATTAGTTATTTTTTTAAATGAATCATAATCAACTTTTTCAAATATACCTTTTTCTTCACTTAATGAATCGGCTCCAAAAAATTTAATATTTGCTGGCAGAGATTTTGATGGATTGTTTTTATTACCTGAGCCTTTTAGAGTTGCTCCGTTTAATTCTCCTCTAAGAACAATATTCTTAAATTGATTATTTGCTAAGAGTAAGTCTAAGTAAGGTTTTCCATATTTAACAAAGTCATCATCATTATCTTTTTCTTCATAAATATTTAAATCAGGTTTTGACCAAAATATAATTGTTTCTAAAAAAGTTTTCTTTCTGCGACCAACCGTTTTCTTTACTTTTATAGGTTTTAAAAAATTTCGAGAACAAATAAATCCTTCTCCGTTTTTAACACCAATTGTCACGCTCGAGCCGTCAATTTTTTCATTTCCAATAAGTATTAAAGGGTATCCAATTCTATTTTCAATATGATTCCACATATTATTCACATTAGATTCATCTGTTTTGTATAATCCTTCAGGAAAAGCTCTTGAAGAGCCTGTGTTAATTCCACCTTTATTTGATTCAGGTTCCTCATATTTGGTAATATCTAATAATATATCAAGTTCTTCTTGTTCTAAAACTCTTTGTGTAGTTTTGTTTCCGTCTTTGTCAAAAAATAAATAAAGTTGCACATCTTCATAAGGTAATAAAATACCATTAGAATAAATAACCTCTCCATCACCTCTGTGGAAATTAAATTTCTTAGCTCTAATTCTTCTTGGTAACCCACCGACTTTCCCTAACATTGATTTAGACTCATCAGGGATTCCATCTTTATTAAGAGGTCTCAGAAAACCTTCAAATAAAGAAATATCAGATAAACAATAGTCCGGTTGTATATAAACCGCCTTATCTCCTACTTGATATAAATCCTTTTGTGAGATTAAAGTGAATCCATTTTCTTCTAATAGAATCAACTCAATGTTTTCGGCTTTTTCTTCGCCTTTAAAAATATCAATTTTCTCCTTGATGGTTACAATTGAAACGGGATTAATTTTTTCTTCTTCGATTTCTTTCATATATTTAATTAATTTTATTAATTATTTTTAAATAAAGTTATAGGCATATTTCCATATAATGGAGTTTTTCCATCCCATTTATCAATAAATTGTTGTTGCAATAATTGTTGAGTAATACCTGAGCTAATAATTTTATTTTGCTCAGCCCTTAATTGTGCAAGTTCATTTATTTTTCTTTGTTCAATTATTTGTTGGTCTAATACTGAAACATTTGTATTTACTTCGTTTCTGCTATCAATTTTCGCTTTCACTTTATCACTAAAATCTAGATTTGCAGAAAATGTAATTAATTCCAAACCTTTGTCTTCAAATGATTTTTTAACTAATGCTTGAACTTTATTTTCAAACATCAAACTGCCTCCAGCTGCCATTAAAGTGTCGGTTGAATATTTACGACTCTCTTCTTTTATTAAATCATAAATATGTGGTTCTAAAACATTGTTTTCTAACGCTCTCATAAAGTCTTCGCCACTTCCAAGTCTTGAATTTTGAAAAACCAAATCAACTACTTTATCAGACATTGCTTTATAAGAGTATAAAGGACTTGCAGAAAATTGAGTATTATCAGAAGCTTTTAATTGTAATATTCTTTTTGTTTCATTACCATCTGAGCCTTGAGTTGTAAATTCAGCTCTCTGCTCAAATGCGGGAACTTGAAATAATTCTGTGCCAGGAGACATTGTGTTAACTCTACCTTGTTGTTTAGAATAATCAGATTTGCCGTTTTTCCCATAATTTTCCATCATTATACCATAATAATTTGGAGCAACTCTATCACATGAAATAAAAATAATTGCCGCTAATAAGGTAATAGCTACCATTGAAATTTTACGCATCTTTTTTGTTTTTAAATTGTTTTGAAATTTGATTGATAAGAAATATTAAACCAACTATAAATAATGCTATACCTATCCAAGCATCAATGTGATTAAAAGCCCAAATAGTTCCATATACATAAGCTAAAATAGAAAATAAGATTAATGAGTATTTATAAATCATTTTATTAAGTATGTTTTGTTTATTGAAAAGTATGTTGTCAACAAAGTTACAAAGAAAATTAAAATAATCAATAAGAAAACCCAAATTGGTAAATTTATTTTTATATAATTAAATTCTTCTAATGTAATTATTCCTTGCATAATTAAAACTCCATTGTATGTTGAGAAATTTCATCTCCTTCGATTAAGTAACCATCCTCATCCCCAAGTGAATCTATTTGTTTTTCATAACCAACTACTTCAATATAATTTCTTAAATTTACTGAATTATTTCTTGTAACTTCAACATTAAATATATCAATGCTCGTATGTCCATCTCCACTATCTTCATTTCCAACATAATCTGTTTTACCGAAAGCATATTTTAAATCTTCATCTTTATCTGCATATATAAACAAGATGTCATTCTCATTATAAGTTTCTTGAAAGTTTGGTATTGTTTTAAAGAATTCTTTAACTTCATTTACTAAGTTTAATTCCTTTGTTCTATCACCGATTAAAAAAAATGTAATTGTGTTCATGTTGTTTTGTTTTTATTGTTATTAATTATAGTACAAATATACAGAAAGTAGGTTATAGAACCAAACTTATAACCTATTGATAATTAATAAAATATAAAACAATAATTATAAAACCTTCCCGATAAAATCTAAATCAGGAAATTTAAACTCGAATATCGTTGAAGGAAAACCTAATATTGTATTATTATATAATTGAACTTCATAACGATTAGAGGTATAATCATTTGTAGGAATAATTATATTTCTATATCTGCCAGGTTCTAAATCTGAATATTTACGACCTGTAGAATTGTTGGTTCCCCATATATTATAAAATTTTAAATCAACAACATTCGTAACTCCATTTATTTGCTGTAATATTGTTTGAACATTTGCAACATAAATAGGTTGCCCTATTTGCCAATTATTTATGTTAAAATAATCTTTTAATGCTTGTAGGCATTTAGATAATACTTCTTGTTTATTAGCTTGGTCTACGATAACTGTAAATTCACATTGTAGATTCACAATTCTACCATCATATATCTCAAACCAATCACCAATTAATCTCTTATCTAATAACCATTTTTTTATATTCTCTTTTAATATTTCTTGTGGATATTGCCATATACCATTTGTATCTTTATAAACAGAAACCAACTTACCTGTTTCATCTTGTGATATTATATAAATTCTTGTTTTTTCACCTAACCATAATGATAAAGTATTATTATCTACAATTAAATTATTAAGTTGTTGTTGGTTAATAATAGATGTGTTATTTGAGGTAATGGTTGAAGATATTTGCTGATAAGAATCTAATTTAGATTTTATTTTTTGAATTAATTCTTTTCTCTTAAAATATAAATATTCTGTATCAATTAAATCTAATTCTGTAAAAATATCTTGCTTAATATAATCTAAATTTAGAACACCAGGTTTTAATTCTTCCACTCCCAATTTATATGGTCTACCAAATTTAGAAGGCAAATTAGCTATAAAATATCTAACATCCTCATAAGTAACCACTCTATCTTGTGCAGCATATACTTTTGGTGCAGTATATCTTATTTCCTCATTAGACATTTCTTCAGAGCCTCCGACGGCAGGTAACTCATTATAAACCTGTAGAGAACTCCTAACTCTAGCTAATTTATCTGCATCAAAAGCTAATTGAAAAGAATAAAATTCTTTAGATACAATATTTGTTATTTGAAATGGTTGTGCATTAGAATCTAAGCCTCCGCCTGTTCTATATTTTATAAATAATGTTGAATCTACTGTAGGTATTTCACCTAAAGTTGTATTATTTAAAACTTGATTAAGATTAATATCTGTTACAAAGTTTTTTATTAAGTCTTCAAATAAATCAAAGTTTGTTGTAGAGCTTCCGAAGATTAATGTTACGATATTATTTACATCTCTCTTTATTATAAACCTCTTAGGTATTTCTACCCAATCACCTTGTTTTATTTGATTAGGGTTATTTACATTATCCTCTAACTCTACAAATATTTTATCCCTACTAAGAAAATCTACATGATAATATTGATAATCTAAATTATCAAAAATACTATCATTTGCTATTTGATATTGATTTCCAGGTAATCCAATAACTCCTGAAATTTCTGTAACATCTGTATCTGAAATTGTTACCTTTAAAAAAGGAGTGGCTTGTTCTGTATCTATATATAATCTTTGCACCTTTGTTATACCACTTCTTATAGTTACACTCTTAATAATAGTAAAATCTATGAGCTCACCATTATTATTATAATTAGGTATAACTTGTCTATTCCTCTCGTCTGCAAAATTTATATCTTCTAAAGTTTCAAATTTTGTTCCAGAATTAGAAGACACAATCATTCCTTTTTTAAGGTGCATAAATAATGTTGGGTCTGGTTTATTTAATTCATTGTCAACAATATAAGGCACATTGCACTTTACTTTTAATTGTGTTTGAGATGCTGTCTTGCCAAAATTATTAAAATTAAAATCATTTACACTTCTAACAAGCGAGCCTCTTGATTGTGCCTCAGAGATAAAACTTTCATTAAATGCCTTATCTATATTTTCCCCTAAAACAACTCCCATATAGGCGCACATCTCCAAATACATCATATCAGGTGATGCTGAATTAAAATAATTAAAATCTTCAGGAAATCTTGTTTTTATGTAATTCTTTAAATCACCTACGAAAGTATCAAAATCTCTATTTATATAATCTATCCCTTTTGCCATTATTCTTTATGTTTTAAATTCAAAATCAACAATATCAGTTATTTGTGTAAAATATTGAATCCTGACATATAAATCAGTAAAATTTTGAATTAATTTAAATTCTATAAATTTAACTTCAGGAAATTGATTTTCTAATTCTATTAATATCTCATCTTCTTTATCAGATAAATTCTCATCAGTATATATGTTTTGTATCATATCTGTGAGAGAGCAACCAATTGGGTTACCCATTCTGCTATTTTTATTGGTCATTAAAAATGCTTTAATAGCAGATGTTAATGCTTTTTCTACAGTATCACACCTCTCTAAGCCATCATCTATAATGTGTTTCTTAAAAGGAAATAATAATGAGGCAGTCTTTGGCATAAATTAATTGATTAAAATATTTTTAGAAATTCCTTCTTGTTTAAATTTTTCATATTGACCTTTTAATTTTTTTAAAGCCACCGATATTGTTGGTGCGGCTGCACCAGCCGCACAAGGAGAACCGGGTGAAGCCGATGTGGCAGGAGAGGTAGTTAATAACTTTTCTAAAGAATTAAAAAAAGCTATTTGAGCATCTTGTAAATCTGTAAAATCTTCTGCAAAAATCGGTTTCTTCTTATCTTTACTTTTTTTAGAAAGTAATTCTATTTCTTTATATGGTGTGATTTCAACTTTTTCATTTATTTTTAAATTACTCTCTTCTTTTTCGCCTTTATTTTGAGTTAAATCAATTTCTTTTTCATCAAATATTAATTGATTTTTTCCTTTACCTTTTAGACCTGTTCTTTTCTCAGGATTGCTACCTCTTGTTTTATATTTTTTTTCTTTTATTTTTTCAGAAACATCATATTTTCTCCCAATTAATTTTTCTGCATCTGCCCAATTATCCTCTTTATCTAAAGATAACCTATCTTTATCAAAAATATCTTTATCATCTAATAAATCAAATACATCTAAATAAATTCTGCATTTAGAATTATCTTGTGTTGAAAAATTTAAAACTAAAACTGTTGTTTTTTCATCCGGTATATCTACTAATCTCTTATTTATAGGCAGACACCAAGGCAAATCATCTATACCATCTTTGTCATTTATGAAATAATGGTCATCAACAACCGGGATTCTAACCTTAATCCTCTTATTATTTTTAGAATCTTTATTAGATACAACTATACCTGGCATCACTAAATCATTAACACCCTTTTTATCTTGCGAAAAATCAGTTGCATCAGAAATACCTTGTTTTATCTTTGATTCAATATTAAAACCTGAGGTTTTATTCATTTTTATCTAACTCTTGTAGCTGTTTAATTAATAATTCAATTTCTGTGTTTTTAAGAATCATTTCTTTTTGCAACTCAATTATTTTTTTTAATAATTGTCTTTTTGTTTCTAAAAATTCTTCTTCTTTTATCATTCTGAAATTTCTAACTTTCTTCTTAATTCATGAATGCTAAATATTTCATCTTCACCATTTAATTCACTTTTTTTCTTAACCCTATCTTTTATAAGGTTTGCCACTTTAAATAATTGGTCTCTAGCACTATATTTATTTCTTAATAAATTATTTATAGATTCACCTAAAACTGTTAATGCTGTATTATCTGTACTATCTTGCGCTCCTAATTGGTCATAATACCTCTTTAACATATTATCAACTTCGCCTATATCTATTTTTGCGCCGTCATACAAATCATTAATTAATTGGTCTAAACCTTCTTCAGAAATTAAATTTTCCATAAAATATAAATTTTATTTTAAATAGTTTTATTATTCTGTAATTCAAGATACTAATTTTTGAAATTTTTTAAAATACTCATTAATTTGCATTCTACTCATAGAGAGTTCTTTACATAAAAAATTCTTAAATTCTTTAACATTTAATTTTTCAAAATTATTTTTATCTTTTTCAAATTCAATTTCATTCCATCTATATAAAACTAATTTTAATTCATTAAAAAAATAAACCTCATCATCTTTTAATTTATTATTCAATAAAACAAAATTTATTTTTTGAATATAATCGACTAAAGCTTCATCTAAATTAAAAACATCATTATCTTTTCTTTCTTGATAAGAAATATCAAAATCATAAACAAACAATTTGCCAATTTTATTAGCTCTCTTATTTATATAAATCATTGAATTTTTTGCAATTGTGCCATAATAAGAATAAGCTCGAACAGGATATCCATTCTTACCAAACCTACCAGGTTTAAATAGAGGAAGTGCCTCTATTATTTTTTCATAAGCAAAATCTTTTAATTGGTCTTTTGTTAAATAATATAAAGTATGAAACTTAGGCATCTGAGAAACACCTTCAATCAACTCAAGAATTGCTGGGTTAATTATTTCTTTAAAAATAAAATTCTTCCTTCTTTCGCTTGTTTCTGTATTATTGTATTCAATAATAGCTTCTTCATGTATATTGGTCCAATATTCTTTTTTCCCTTTTTTTGTTTTTATTATTTCTTTTTCCATTATTTGTAAATTACCTTTAATATATTCTTTTATAAATATAATATAGAGTAATTCACCTGCTTAGCAATTAAGTAAGCATCCTTAATCCTAATTTTTTATATTCCTGTTTCCAATTCTTTTTTTCTGTCTTCTAATTGAGATTCCCAATCTATTTTAATTGTTCCAAGATTTTTATAAATGAATTTTATTTTCTTGTCTTTATTTGATTCGAAATATTTATTCCAGAAATAAAATTTATTATCTGGAAAATTATCTAGAGGAAACTGATTTAAATTTTCTTTATTATTGAATATAATAATAGGCAATAAATCATACGCTCTCTTATTTATCTCAGGGCTTTGTGATATTAATCCTTGATAATATAATTTATTGTAAATTTTTAAATCATCTGGATTTGTTAAGAAACTAATATAAAAATCTGTTTCTTCATCAATATAATCTTCTAATAATTTTTCATTAAAAGATTCTAATGATACGACTTCGGTATTTATTAATAAATTTAAACCTAATTTTAATTCATGAGGCTTATTATATTCTATTTTATTTATTTTCATTTTCTTTTGCTTTTAAAACATTATTAAATCTTAATTCTAATTGTTGTTGTAAATCCTCGAATAATAGAATTTTCTTATTAAAATTTTTAATTGAATATTCTTTATTTTCTATAGGAATATAGGCTCCTATGTTTGATTTCCCTAAATATGCCAAACAGAAGCTTGCAATCTCTTCTGTTATAAAAAATATATCTTTAGGAACTTTTGTAATTTTATCTGCATAAAAATCTAAATGCTTAACACTTCTATTTTCATACATAATAACCGGAACACCAAAATATGAAGCTTCTAATGGTGGCACCATACAACCTGATTCGCCATCGATAACAACCATTAAACAACTTTCTGATATTGCTTTATAATAAGCATCTGAATCAAGAGTTCTTATAACTCTAAAATCAAATACATTTAAGAATCCATATTTATTATAGAAAATATTTATTAATTGTGAAGCCTCTTTCTTGTTTCTTGAAAATAATGTTATAATAGGTTTTAAATTCTCAACATCCTCTCTAGGTTTGATATTTTGTGTATTAACATAAAAAGGTAAGTAATAATAATCTAATTGAGGATAAATTGCTCTGTAATCATCAATTAATTCTTGAGAAACAGAAATTACTTTATTAAACCCCAGAGACGACCAATCATGTTGTTTAATAACAGCTATACCTTCATAAGACATTAAATAAACAATTTTTGTTATAGCTACATTGTCATAAACACTCTCCATAATTCCAATGAATCCATCTGGGACAATAAATGTATCATTAGGTTTAAAAGGAAACGAATAACTTTTTTTCTTCGTGTCTGTATTTACATATAAAATATCTACATTATATTCTTCTCTTAACCAATCTGCTTTAAACCCTTTGTTTTCATGTAGAACATAACTTTTAAAACCTAATTCCTTTAATTTAGAGACTGTTTGGTAAATTGTTCTCAATGATTGTAGAGGAAATGTTAAATCTGGACAATAGAAAATATATCTATTTTCTTTGTTGTTTATTTCTCCTAAAAAATCTTTTATTAAATTTAAATCGTTTTCTTTTCTTATTTCAAGAGGTATATTTTTTCTCTTAAATGATGCGTCTAAATTTTCGCTAAATTTTCCCATAATTATTTTAATTCTTTTTTTATATCTTTTTCTATTTTTTTAAAAAAATTGCATAAAGAATTGTCATATAAATTAAACTCTTCATCAATTATTAAATTCTCTTCGTAAATATAATATTCTTTTTTATTTATCTCAATATCTTTATCTAAAATAAAACCAGATATAATTAAATTCTTTTGCCTAGCTAATAAATTAATTATATGATATGATTGTTTTAAATAATATCTTTCTTGATATATATAAACTGGAAATAAACATTCATTCGCTATTGATATTAACTCATTTAATTCTTCCCTGAAAATATTTTTATTGTTATAAAGCTGTTGTCCATGAAAATCAAAAAACTCTGTGAAAGTCTCATTTGATTCAAAATATTTTCTATAATCAAAATCTAAACATTTAATATTACTATTATTTTTGTCATTATATAATTCAGAAAAAATTTCTCTTGTATCTATTAGAACACCATCTAATTTTATAACTATACCTTTTTTCATATTTTTATTTTTTGGAATATAAAATCATTGCACAAATTAGTATTATAAAAGCTACACCAATTGCACAAAAATTTATTATTACCATGCCTCATTTTTGTTAGCTTATTTTTATCTATAGTTTGTATATTTAATATCGTCTGTTTTATATCTAATATCACATCTTCAATTTCTTTTATAGAAGAATTTACCTCTAGTTCCATTATTTCAGAAGTGTTATAAACTAAGGCTACATATTTCGTTTTTATCTTATCTAGAGGAATATTATTTGCCTTAGCATAAAAATATTTGTATAAATTTAATTGATTAATGAAATTCTTATCTTTTAGTTTCTTTTTTAAATCCCAAGGTTTACCTGAAGTTTTCCAATCTATAAAATAAAAACATTCTTCATTATCAGAATATAAAATTAAATCTATGAATCCTTTAAAATACCAATCCATCTCATAATTAAACAAGAATTCAAATAATTTATACTCTACATCTATTACCCTAAAATCTTTATATCTATTATGAAAATCAAGTGAATTCTCTATCTTTGAAAAAGTTTCATAGAAATAACCTTCTCTTAATTTCATTTCTTCACGAAAATCTTCCTCTTGGTTTTCTAAGTTTTTAATAAACGACTCTAAAAACACATTTTTAGTATCATACCCTTTGTTTAAAGCTATTATCTCTAAGCAAGAGTGTATTAAGTTACCTAGAAATAAAGTTTCGTTATTTGCACCCTTAATGCCTAATATATAACTAAGATAATATTTGTGTTGACAAGAATTAAAAAAAGAATACTCACTAAATGAAATATGGTTCTTTATTTTTTTTATAGGTTCTAAGTTTTCTTCTAGCATTAAAATAATTTAACAGTATAATTTTTTGTAACCTCTCTAATAATTTGTAATGTGTCATAACAATCTTGCAATCCAATATGTGTCACTTCTGTATTATCACTTTTTGTTCTATTCATACAAACTTTAAGATTAGGTAATTCATTATCATTTTCCCAATCTACACATAATATTGCAGGGTCAATTGTTCTTTGTTTCATAAGTATTTGTTCTTCCCAACCTAATATTCTATTCTTTAAGAATGGTATATCAAATGATGCAATATTCTTACCTGCATAAGTTTGTGTCTTATAATCAAGATTATTATTTAATAACCAAGAATAAAAAGCATCTGCTATCATATCAGGGTGAATAAAATCAATATCAGTTTCGGTATAAAACTTATTGTTTTTAATTTCTAATAATCTCTTACTTATCTTAGATATTAATTCTTTATTCATATTAATTGCAAAAGGACTTCCCGATATTCTCTCATGTAATATTGCATAATTAAATTTAGGTAATTCCTCAAGAGGCTTTAATTCTTTTGTATCTTCAATAATTGCAGAAATTGACAAAACATCATCTTTTACCATATCTATCCCTGTTGTTTCTATGTCTATTACTATAAATTTCATAATTAATCTTCTGTTCTATTATTGAATTTTATTTCTATTTTTATAAACTCAACAGGTTTAACACATTGAATATTTATAGAATTATCTATTATCTCAAATCTATTAATCAAGAGTTCATCGTCATATTGAGATAAAATCTCTTTTAAATCTTTTATTCTCATGTTAATTTGGTCTGTGAATTAATGAATTATATTCTGCCCTTGAAGTTTTATAAGTAAAACCGCCAGGAACTCCTTTTATTAAAACAGATATTGCATCATGTGAATGTAAAGATTCTTGATGCGAACAAATAATTTTAAAATCTTCTATCTGTGAATTGTTATCTAATTTTTCATGCACCAACCTAACAGCATCTTCGACAAATTTTAAATAACTTCCATTTAATTCTGCAAATGCTTGTTCATCTTCTCTCTTGACAATTACTTGAGTTTCGGTAGAAAGTGCATTTACCATTATATCTCTTATATCTTCAAACCAAATAGTGTCTTCAGATTTTACTGATATCCTTGCTACACTTCTCTGAGAATGAGAAACTGTTGCTACATTTCTATATTTTCTAGCATGTTCTGCCAACTCGTAACTACAAGGGCAAGCTGAAGAATAAACAAAATCGAAATGTATAATTTTATTTATATTATCATATTTATCAATATCACACTCTAGAGTAATTTCATAATATTGAATACCCACATTTCCACTTCTTAAACTTTTTTGCTCTATTGGATAAGATATATGCGCTAAGATATTTGCATCAAAAGAATTTAATTTCTTTTTATAAGAATATAAGATATCAACCAAAGTACCTAAGGTAAAATCATTTTTTTTATATTCATAAAAAGTTCTCATAATTCTAGACATATTAATTCCTTTCTTATGAGCGTCTAAAGATACTGTACCTGTTATAGATGTTTTTAAATTTATAACACCTCCATCTTTCTTTTTAAAATTAAGAGGTAAGTTGAAATTGTGAATACCAACTTGGTGTATTGCTACCGGAGAACCTTGTATTAAAGAGCTTGGCCCTTGTTGCAAGTCTGGTAATGAATCTATGTAATCTTGATTAACATTTAATTTATCATCATAAATTCTGTTAGGCTCTAAATATTTTTCTGAAAATTTAGATTCTTCTAAAGGATTTTTTATGGTTGATTTAATATCTTCCAACCATTCATAATTTTTATCTGACATACTTAATTTTAAATTTCTACAAATATATAAAAGTATTTTAAATAAAAAAAGGTTATAGTAAATAAATTCTATAACCTTTTTTAGATTTTTATTTTTATTCCTAGCTATAATAAAAATTAAACCAGAAATATGTGGTGGTATTATCTTTGGGTCTAAAAGTAATAGAACAATCTAATAACTTTTGCATATCTAAGAATGTCTTTATTGAATAATTACCAGGACTCTTATATTCACAAAGATAAGTTTTTAGATATTTTTCATCTTTAACAATCTTTTGAGGTTTTAAACCTACTTTTTTAAAAGCTTTTGTTATTTCCGAAATATATGCCTCACTATCGTTTTCTCTTAAGATAACCTTCTTACCTGTTTTATTCTCTATTAATTTTATTGCTTCGCTTATTTTCATTTATTTGTTTTTTTAAATAGTTGATAATATCAATCTTCTTGTATTAAAATTTGAGTTTGTCCTTTCATTGTTGATGATATTCCAAATAATATTCTTTGTTTTAACAATCTATAAAAAAGTGTATAACCAATTAACCTACCTTTTTTTATGGTTAAAATAAATGAACCCTCCCCCATTTCTATTTTTTCTAATAATGGATAAACAACTGCTGGAATACATTTTCTTATATTTTCTGGAAGCAACATTCTTTGTTCATTGGTAACATTTTCTTTTAATTTATTTTTTTCAACCAACATATCCATTCCGCCATCAGTCATATCTCTTGTCATTGTATTTATAGAACGGACAGCTTGTTTTAATTTTTGCAATTTATTTTTATCACTTTTAATTTTTGCCGGAGTGATATTATTATGTACAAGTTCTTCCATATTATCATAACCTAAATGTTTACAAATTCTATCCATATCATTTATATCAAAATTAAAGTTAGACATAAATTTAGACCAAGGAGTCATTGGAAAACCATTACCTTTTCTATATTTAGAATAGTCTAATTCTATCTTATTTGAGAATTTTTCTTGCAATGAAACCTTCTTACCGGTTTTAGCTTCTATTAATTTTATCGCTTCGCTTATTTTCATTGTTTTCTTTTCTATTAATTTTAAATCCTCATAATAATTTGCTTTTTCTGATAAGTGGTCCATAGCAATTTCTTTTTGCACTTCTTTATCTGAGGTATGTTCACTTTCTACTTCAATACCTAATTCTAATTGTTTTTCAAGATAATCAATAGATACATTGTGTTTCTTCGCTATATCTTCTAAAGTAAGATTATCTGATAAACCACCAATAATTTTATTTTCTTTTAAATTCATCTTATATTAAATCAAATGTATCAAATCTTATTGTGCAACTTACTTCTGCAATACCATCATCATTCATATCTAAACTTCCTCCTGATAAATTTGTTAAGAAGCAACCATATAAAATATATTTTTGCATAACAACACCTGCAGGGTCTTCCATGTTAAGTGTGATTGTTTTCTTATATTGATTAGCATAACCACCGGCACCTGTAGTAAAGTCTGTATGTTGCTTTTGCCATTGGAATAATTTCTGATAAACGTGTGGTCCTATAACATCTCTAAAAGAAACATTAATAGCTTCAACATTTGTCTTTCCTTTATAATAAAAAGTAAGATTTTTATATGGTACAGGTTGTTCATTATTTGTAACAGTAGGTCTATCACAAGTTATCTCAAACGTATATGGTATATTCATCTCTACCGGAAATTCAAGAGACCACATATCTTTTCTAAGTGGTTCAAACTCATTTGGCATTGAGCTAAATAATTTTTTTTGTTCTACAGCCATTATTTTAAATATTTATTTTAAATAGTTTAAATTTTAATCTAAATTAGTTTCTACAATCATAGAGGCTCTAAGTAAAGTCTTAAAAAAATTATCAGTACTAATTTTAATTCTCATTTCATTAAGATAATCAACATCAAATGGCTCATTAATATTAAAAGAAGGGTCTTTTATTAATTTATAAAGTACTTGAATTATTTTAATACCAGTCGAAGTAAACTTATAATATATACCTGGGTCACCTATTGCTTCTAAAATAACCTTCTTACCTGTTTTATTTTCTATTAATTTAATAGCCTCTGATAATTTTAATTTTGTTTTGGATTCTGCAAGCAATTTAATACTCTTATCATTTTTTTTAACAACAACCATACCATCCTTCCCGCAATCTACCATAATCCATCCTTTCTCATAATCATCTTTATATTTTCCTTTAAAAGTTTTAGAAGATAAGAGATGTTTAAACTCTATAGAATCTCCTATTTTTATTTCATTTTCTATTATCATTTTTTTATCGTTTAAATCTTCACTCCAATCAATACCTCCACCTGGAGCATCATATACATTAATATCACCAGAGTTCATTTCATTAAAATATGTTTTTAAAGAACTTTTTTGCTTAGAACTTCCATATTTTTTTATATAATTAACAACTTCATTCTCAATAATCAACAAATCTTGTTCGGTTAATTTAGATAAATCTTTTCCTTTGATGATATTCCCGGTATTTTTAAGATTATTATTTGTTTGTATAGCGAATGGCATAGCACTATTATTGAATCTTAAACCTATACAAAAGTTTCCGCTTTTATCATTACCTTTAGAGACAATATTTAAGTTTGTATTATTTAATGGAATTTGTGTTTTCATTCTTTAATTTATTTTATCATCTTATACTAAATTCAAAAGCATTGTTCTTCAATGTATAATCAATTACGATTCTTTCTATTGGATATAACAATACAATTTCAATTATACCATATAATGTAACTTTATCTTCAGGAACATCTTTCACATAAATATTAAAATCCTTAATTCTATATTTTTTCTTTAATCTATCAAATATTGGTTGAACAGTATTTATAAATTGTTGAGAAGATACATCATTGTTTAATTTATGCAATAAAGGGTGTAACAATTGATTTAAAGTCTTCTTTGCATAAGATATAAGTAATCTATTATGTATAAAAGACAAAGCAGAAAAATAAGGTTGTGTAGTCCTAGACTCTGTTATTTCCAAACCAACTCCAGGAAAAATAGTTATTGGGTTGATATTAGATTTTTTTAATTCTTCTCTCTCATCTAATTTGATTCTTCTTCTTGTTCTTATAATATCATTAGATACTGTCATAACTCCTGCTGGTGGTTGACCTACTCCAAAATTTTGGTCTATATATGCTATTGTAGAAATAGCTATTATAGAAGGTGCTACCCAAAGATTTCTATTATTGATAACATCTTTTATTTGTGCATAAGGAGTATAAATCGCCGAGTAACTAGATTTTAAATTTGAGCTATCTAATGTAGATGTTTGTGATTGAATAATCACATCTTTATCATAAGCAAAATCTGGTATATATAATGCATCACCTCTTGATTCTACCATTTCTAATGCATATTGTATTGCTGTTTCGTCTGATTCTATTACCAAATCTGGTGTTGATAATAATGTGAAGTCTGCCAATAAAGATTCTCTATCATTTAATAAATCTATTGCCTTGGTGAAAGCTTCATAATCTTTAGAAGTTGTATTACCCCATTCTCTTTGTTTATAAACATCAAATCCATCAAATCCTCCAAAGAAAGGAACAGTAAATTTCAATCTCTTTTTATTTTCTGAAGGGTTAGATACAAATTGTAACAGAGGGTTATTGTCATTATCTAATTGTGTAGATAATGTTTGTGGAGCCGAAGAAAATTTATTAGGGTCTGCAATTTCATTTAAATGGAAACCTTTACCTGTTGTAAAAGTTGTTATATCACAATTTCTAAAATTTAATTTCTCAAAATTAAGTGATTTAAACATATTAATATTATTCGTTGCAAAACCTAATGTTTGTTTAGATATTGGAAAATTTAAATTGTATTCCTTTGTCCAAACAATATCTTCCATTACTTTACCTGTAGAAATAGGATAACCCTCTATACCAAAAGGTAATTCACCCTTTAAATCTTCAGGTTCAATATCATTATTTAACTCTACTAATATATAATTACTTCTTAATTCTTCTTCGTCACCATCGCCAATAACTTTTAAGATATAATTATCAGATTCTGAATCTAAAGATAAATTTACCCAAGCTTCTAAAATTCCTCTATCTTTATCTTCTTGAGCATCGAAGTTTTTAACATATAAAGTAAAAGAACCTGAGCCAAAATTTCCATTTAAATCAATATCAGTTATTTCTAACTTTAACTCTTTATTAGCGTGTTCTCCATCACTTATAGTCCATATTTTAAATAATTTCTTATAGTGACCATTCGTATCTATATCAGAAACAAACCAAGGTGTTGAAGGTGTTTTGTATTCTATTGCACTTAAATCTAAAAATTCTTTCTCCCAATCAGCTACATAATGTTTTCTAACATTTCCTGAGCCTGATGTCCAAGTACCGTTCCCGCTTATTGGTGTTGTTAATAAAACATCTGAGAATAATTCGAAATGTGTTGAGTCGATAACATTAACATAATGAATACCATTTGCATTTGTGTTTCCTAAAACAGAATCTATAGAAACTAAATCGCTGTTGTTTAATCCATGGGCTGTAGAAGTTTCTATAATTATAGGAGAAGTATTTGAAATTCCAACCAAGGCATAAGGAATATATGTAAATGAAGTATCAACATTAATTATACCTTGTAATACATTCAATTGATTTAATGGTGTTGTATCATTAGGATAATAATAAGATTTAGGTCTTATTATTGTTGGTACCGCATCTAATTTCTGTTCTTTTGATGGAATAACAAAATCTACCCAAAGTGGAGCAATTTCATCAAATAATTTTTTGTTTTGTAATGGTTGTGTTCCAAATAATTTAGGTAAATATTCTCTAGAATCTTCCCTAAGAGAACAAACAACATTTATAAATGTAGCATCAATATATTCTATGTATAAAACAAACTTTTCATCTGTTGCAGAAGATAAGCTGGTTAATATATCTGTGTATTCTCTAACTTCAACAAATTTTATACTTTTACCATAATTTCTTCTTTCTTTTAAAATTGCAGTAACTGTTCCTTCTGCAGAAACTAGAGGAGTTGTTATTGCTCCCAGAGGGTCTAATATTGTATTAAATGCTCCAGGCATATCATATTGAATAATAAATGCTTTATTATCTTTATAACCATCTAAACCTAAAACCCTCACTTGTTTTAAACCTCCAGATTGTTCTAGATATTGTTTTGCCAAATAAGTATTTTTATATTCTGGATTTAAATTTCCAAAATACGATAAATAATCTCCGAATGTATCTGTTTGTACAATTTCAAATGCCGGACCTTTTTCTGTTATAGAAACTGAAGCTATAGAAAAATTAGCTACCTGATTTGTTACAATAGTTAAATCTGTCTCTTTATCATATATTCCGCTTGAAAAATAACCTAATGCTCTTGCCATTTGCTAAATAAAATTTTATTACTTTTAAATAGTTAGGTAATTATTATGTTAAACTCTATTTAGATAAATATCATGAGGTCCATCTATGCGAACACACCTCTCTGTTATATCAACTCTTAATTTATTTATTCTTTCTTTTTTTTGTACATCTTCTAACCTCAACATGCCCTCAAGTATCACTATCATCTCGTGATTGTAAATTAATTTTTTGGTTATATCATCCCCTGATTCAAAAGAAGTTCTCACTATATTTTCATAATCGTCAGGTCTCAATTCAAATCTCTCTCCATCAACATCCAATAATATCCTCTTGTTTTTAAATAAATTTAGCCATTGTTGTGTAAACTCATTAGATGTAATTCTATAAGAAGTATGAAAGGTAAATTGATATTGTAATTCCACCCTAAAAGGTGGTGGCATAATCCAATCTTCTATAACAATACCATTCTCTTTTTGTTTTCTAATAGAATAAATAATTGTTTTATTTGTAGGGGAAGATTTTGTTTTTTTTATAGAATCTAATCTTGTATAAGTAAAATAAGGCATACCTATAAATCCCTTTATGTTATCAAAAGATTTATGATTCTCTATTTCTTTTGCGGTAAATTCACCATCTAACTTAATTAATTCTAATGTTTTATTTTTTAATTGAAACTTGTTATTAAATTTTTCAAATACCGCCTTATCCAAATCAACCAATTCTATTTTTCTTGGTATATGATTTGTTGCTTCATCAACAAAATGAGAAGGGTTATTTGCCCCTGTTGTATTATAAGTGTTTCTATTAGGAGTATTCTTTTTGACCATTATTTTATAACCAAATACAAATTATATTTATTTTTTGAGAGAACCCCATTAGTAAAAAATTTACCAAAAAGTGTTTGACAAAGTTTATCAATTTTATTTTCATCTATATTATCGTTTTCAAAAACAAAATCAATCTCTAATTGTATTTCTTTAAAATTGTTATTATCTTCATCATTAATTAATTGAAAATCATAATCTAATTTAGATAATTTATAATCTTTAGATAATTCTATTTCTAATTGCTCTAATTTTTTATGAACTTTTTGATATTTATCAAAAGTTTCAGAAAGAGATTTTTGATAAGAAGCATTTATCTCTCTAACAAAATTAAAAAGTCCTGCAATGTTGTTACTTTTACCTTTTGATTCTTTAATTATTATTTTTTTTAATATACTCATTAGTCTAATTTCCCTCCATGTTTTTTTATCCAATTACTAAAACTTTCTGTGTTTTTATTTAAAAATCCTATATGAAAATTATCCAAGCAATCTAATTCTTTATCAGATGCTTTAGATAATATATTATAAACTTTCTTTAAATCATAAGATTCTCCAATATTAGGTTTTATGTTGTTTAATTTATCTTTTATTGCGTCTAAAGAATCTTTCTCATTTTGAATTAAATCTCTTTTAGAAGAATTAAATTTTTCTCGTATCTCTTTATTTAGTTTTATTAATTCGGCATCAATTTCAAACTCTCTATTTTTTAATTTTTTAATTTTTTTATAGTTTAAAGAAAAAGATTTATTTTTATTAAATTCTTTCTGAAAAATATCAAAACTTTCTTTGTTTTTTAAATCAGCAGAACTAAGATTTAATTTCTTTAATATCTCACTTTTATTATCTTTAAATTGTGCTAGTAATTTTTCATTTTCTGCCTCGTTTTTTTCTTTTTCAGATATTAATTTATCTTTCTTAATATTTAATGGTTGAATATTAGAAGTAAATTCTTTATCAAAATTAATTTTATCTGTAGATGAAATATTATCTGTAGATATTTTAGATAAAATAAAAATAGTTTCAGGATTTTCTGTAGATATTTTTTTAATTTTTTTAATTAAATTATTAAAATCTATCTTAGAGCTAGAACCATCAATTGATGAAAAAGACAAATTTATATATTTATCGAATTTCTTTAATTTTAATATATCTGTGATAAATTCATCTTTTTTATAGTAACTATTCTCTAATAAAACTTTCTTTCCTGTCTTTGCCTCTATTAATTTTATTGCCTCGCTTATTTTCATTTTTAATATATTTTATCTTGTGAACCCTCATTACTTGTTTCTCTCCATCCATCTCCATATATAGCTTCATCATCTTCTTGATAACAATCATATTTATTCCAAACCACATCTGTTCCAGAAGCTACAACATTTCTATTTGCATCTAAAGCTACTTTATTGTAAATATAATAAAATTTATTCTTATAACTAAAATAATTTCCTAATCTTATATCTATTCCTAAATCTTTAAGATGGTTAACATAGCAACCAAAAGATAAAATTGTATTTTGATT